TGAATGTGCTATGGATGATGCAGAATTAGAATTTTTCGGATTATTAAAAGGAGACGATGAATAATGTCGAGACGACGAAAGCCAAAGGAAGTTCTGGATTTTGAAAGGGAATATTTATTTCCTAATGGATTCAGAGAAACAAGAGTAAACGGAAGAGATGGTACTGGATCACACTTACATTATTTAAACCGTGTAACTCACAAGAGAATTGAAGTAAATACACGGCTGAATAGAGAAGTAAAAGCAAGATTGATAAAAGAGAATAATCTTGTGTCAAATAAAAAAGTGAAAGGAGCGAAAAGAATTGAGAACGCAACAATGTGCTGTATTTGATCCAGATCATTACAACATAATTGACATAACCAATTATGAAAAATACCGTCAACACATCGAGCAGCAGCGCGAAATGGAAATCCAGAAAGCGAAAGCCAAACGCAAAAGAGAACGGCAGCGTAAAAAACTTATAGCACAAAGAATCTTTTGCGTGATGCTTATGGTCGTTGGGTATCTACTTGTTAGATATGCAAGCGATACATGGCCGCTAGGGGTAACGTTCATTTTATTTGGGATGTTAGTAATCACAGAAAGGAAAGCGATTTTATGGTGATTTGGATAAAAATCTTTGATCGGTACGAACCCGTACTATATGTACAGAAAGACGCTTTGCGGCATATGACCGTCTTGTATGTAAGAACAAAAAATACAATGGTTGATGTATATATGAGTCTTGACGGTCGATTATTTGCAACAAGAAAATCTGTAAGAGAAGGAGGCAAGGGAATGTGTACATTGTAGCAAGTAATGGTGTAGAAACACAAGCCAGAAAATTAAAATCAACTGTTTCTCTTCCGAAAGCGAAAATGCTGGTAGAAAATTTACAGGATACAGATTATCTCGGTTTGAAATATTGGCTGGAAGATGATGATGGGAATAAAATTAAAACGGAGGTAATAAAACATGGTTAATGTACGCACAGTAACTATTCATAAACCAGAAAAAGTTTTTGGTTGTTTCTATGGATTTATCGGATGAAAGAGAAATTTCAGAAGGGAGAATAATGGTTAAGTTTGATTTTTATGCAATATATGTTGAAACAAGCGAAAGAAGCGGTGAAGTTGTAGATATATTTTCTTCTTTTGAAGAATGTATGGAGCATCGGATGGAACATGCTAATTGGTTTTGTCCGAAGGGTGACATATGGATTTTACATATTAACAACGGAAAGAACTTTAAACCATCTGAAAAATGGCATGTAAATGCAGATGGCTCGACCAAGAAGGAGGACTAAATCATGGCAAAAGAATTTATTTACAGCAAGACAAGAGAAATTGGAACTATTGGTAAAAACACAGTGGAAATCGGATATTACACTGTTGATGGTAAAGAAATGCCTGATAAGGTATACATGGTCACGAAGTTTTCACGGAAAGATGGAACTGAAAGCACGAAGGCAACTGCGATCTGTAGTGTGGTAGATGCAAATGAACTTGGTAAGCTGCTGATGAAGGTAAAGTAAGGAGGAATACATAATGAATAACTGGATCAAGAAAATGAATGAGATGTTTGAGGAAAACGTATATACAAACGAAGGACGCGTCACAGTAGATTACTGTGAGAATGCGAAATGTATTCTTGTCAATGTTTGCGGAAATACGGTTGTTATCAAAGATCTTGATAGATTCAATGATTTTGGTTTGATGATGAAATGTATTGCAACAGTACGAGGTCTTTATGAACCCTATTATGCTGAATAAAAATACAGCAAGGCAGATAGAGAATAATAATCTATCTGCCTTATTTAATTGGAGGAAAAGAGAAAATGGAACTAAGAAATGGATGGTACAAGGCAGATAAAGGAAAGCATTTTGTACTTACAGAAAAAGGCAAAAAAGAGTGTATGAGTTATAAATATAAAACAGTTGGAAAACCAGTAGATGAACATGATTATGAAGCAGTTGAATGGTCTATTGACAAAGGCTATGTAATTGAAACTGATATTCCAGGATGGACAAAAGGACTTAAGGGATATGAGGTTGTGTATTACAACGGAGAATATAGATTATCAGCAGGTAATCCACAAATATTCCCAACACGAAAAGCAGCAGAGGTATATAGAAAGCATTATGAATCTTATCCGTGGTTTGATGAAGAATTACTTATTGAAGAAGTTGAATATGATGGCGTTTCATTAAGTGAACCGAAAATTTACAAGGGAAAGGAAGTAGTGGATAAAGAACATTATTTCGGGCTTAATGCTCATGAAGTTGGAGAATATTTTACAGAAGATATGATCGATTACTTTATGAGTTTATTGCCACCTGCTTGTATGAGAAGTGATTGTTGTCAGATTGGAGAACCAAGTTCAAGTAGAGTTGACGAAAGCGGAGAAGGTAGAACAACATATTCCACATTCAAAAAGGTAGACGATGGAATTTGGGAATATTGTGGTGATTGTTTCAGAGGTGAAAATTATATGCATGGAAAAGATGTTCCATATGTGAAATAGGAGATGATTGTATGACACGATCCGAATTTGAAGAGAAATCATTTGAGGGTGTAATGAGTCAGCTCAATGTGGAGTTAGATGAGATTACAACGCTTGATAACTTAAAAGAATTTGCAAAGTCAAAAATAGATGATGGACATTATTTTCTCGCTAATCATATTATTGAAGCATTGAAAAATGGAAATGACGAAGATTGGTGGGATTATGATTACTGCATGGGAACGCTTGATACACCTATTCCATTAACAGAAAAAACAGATGTTGAGCATTTAATTGATGATTAGAAAGGCAGGTTGATAATATGAAAGTCAAATATGTTGGGTTTGGTGGATACATGGAAGTTCCATGCTACGAAGATGAAAATGGAAAGTTATATTTTGATGAAAACAACGGTAAAAACGGACTCAATCTCTATACAGGTGCTTATAGAACTGAATGGGATGAAATCTGTGGTGAACCATGTAATAGAGTAACAGAACCAGTTGAATGCGATGATCCTTTTGTTCGTCATCCAAGGGAAAGGGATTACATGTTCTTAGACAGAATGAGAAATGATTGTAACTATTTCCTCGGAAATGGAAACGGTTATGAAGGTCATCTGTGGGGTGGCAGTGTAGAAGTAATCTGTGACGAAATGGAACGGATTTGGAACTCACTGGAAGAGAAACCGGAATGGTTGACTTTGGAACAGATAAAAGAATACAGAAAAGAAATGATGAAAGTGAGGATGAAATAATGAAATATATACCAAGAAACAAATACTATCAGATGATTAGAAAAACTGGAAGAATCCCAGATAAAGAAGAATATGACATTGCTGATTTAGATTTGTCAGTGTATCCATTGAACGAAGATACAAAACGGATTGCGAACGTAAACTTCATGGAAGAGACAGAAGATAGAAATGGAAACTATATGTTGAGTGGACATTGGATGTCTGATTTGAGCTATCAGTTCGCAAAGAAATGCAAATTCGATTTAGTGCAGGTAAATGGTTATAGCTCTTACGCTTATTCAGATGAACAGATGGCGGTATTTACATATTGTGAGGGAGATATTTATCTCACATTATTTACTGATAAAGCGAAATATAAAGCTGAAAAGGAAAGAACAATTAAATTTTATGAAGAGGTATATTGATTATGGCATATAAAAGAAAGACGAAAGATTGTTATGCAATCGAAGGAAATTGTGGTTATGGATGGGATATTGAGTGCAATTGTGAAGATAGAGCAGATGCAAAAGCACAATTGAAAACATACAGAGAAAACGTAATTTACCCTGTGCGAATTAAAAAGTGGAGAGAAAGGATTAGTGATTGATATGCAGACTATTGATAGAGCAGTAATGGCAGATGGAACAAAAATACAGCTTGAAGATTGGCATAGTAAAAATTCAGAAGAATATCCAGATTTGCATGGATATACAATTAGTGCTTATCCGATAGCGAAAAATACAAGTAGATTTGGTTGGATAATAAAAGGTGAAAAGTTCAGACTTGCTATTGCCAGAAATGAATATGCAAATTACACAGATGATATGGTACTTGCAGATTATGAAGCGTTGAAAAATGGAGCTAAATCGTTTGCTGATTTGCGAGAACATTTTTGGAACAGAGAAAAGGATGCGTTTTACTTGGGGTTGACAGATAAAGAACCTGAGTGGTAGTAAATGAAATATTAGTTTCATGAGCGGAGAATAATAAGGCAGATGCAGAATTGTGTCTGCTTTTTGTAATGGAAGGAGTGAATATTATGCAGATAGTAAAATTTGTAACGAAGGAAAAAGATGAAGTAATTGTTTGGTGTACGACAAATAGATTGGTTACTTTTAGAGACTTCATGCAGTATGTATTGGATAGTATGGATAACCCAAAAGATTTTATGATTGTAGATATGAAAAAGGATCTTGTATATGACATGTATAAAGTTGCTACAGAAATCTACGGAATGAGAAAAAGAACTTTCGAAGAGAGATTAAACGGAACTTATACAGGAAAATGGTTGAAATATACAAATGCAAATTTAGAATGATGTAGGAGGCAAGTAAAAAATGGGACTTGTATATTTGAAAAATGAAGAGAAACGGATTTATGAAGCATATGGAATGATTGTATATGGAACACAAGATAGGTATACATGGAGTATTTATCCAGATAAACCGGATGAAAACGTATATACATCATTACGGATCGAAAAAGATGGAAAGAATATTTTAGATATCAAGCTTGGCAATAGGTGCATCTTTGAAGAGAATTTCAACAGAACAATTGATAATTTCTTGTGGTGGATTGAAAAAGACAAACCAGATGAATACGACATTGAAAAGGCGGTTTATAAAAGTTTATGTGCATCAGATTCATTATTCAATTATCTAATTGGAAATCGCAAACGAAAAGAACAGGCAGAAGCTAATGAGAAGGCAAGAGTCGAAGTAATCAAGAAAGAGGAACAGAGACAGATTGACGTGATTAAGCAGTATTGCGAAAAGGAAAATCTTTTATTCAAACAGTATTATAAAAAAGCTTATTTGATTAAGTTGCATAACGAAAATGTAAGGCAGATGATTGAAAATGCAGATAATAAGCAGTTTGAGGGATTGAGAGATTTTATGAATGAGTATCCTGACAACAAAGATGCGGTAATTGTAATGAATGGAAACATTGAAGATATAGCAAAGCAGATAGCGTAGAAAGCGAGGGTGATTGATATGAGAGATAACATTAAAGAGATTAGTAAGGCAGAATTTGTTAGAAGAATTACAAGTGGTAAGTCATTATTGATTGGGATTAGCCCTGCTATGGATGATGGAGAAATTGGTGCTGTAAGACAAAGAAGGCTTGAAAATTATAAATCACATGCAAGAACATGTGTGGCAAAATCAAATAATCATTTAGTATTTGATGGAGATAGTCATTTGGAACTCAAAGATGTAAGACCACATACCTTTATAAAGTGCTATGCAACAGATGACAATATCCTGGTTGTAGAACTGAAATGGCTTGATATTGATTGGAATGGAAATGTGGATGATACAAGATACAAATATCTGTATTACACAATGGAGGGATAGTTATGAAAATTGAAAAATTATCTGGTGAATTTATTAGAGGATACACAAAGGCAATTCAGATATTTCCGAAGTGTTTGACTATGTTAACAATGATTTGAAATGTCATAAAAAACGACTGAATGACAAGTTGGCAAAAGAATTGCTCAAATGTATATTAGAAAATCGTGAAAATATAAGAGAAGATAAAAATGGATTTATTAGATGGAATTATGTGACAAATGAATTTGAGTGGTTTAAAAGGAGCGAGTGAATATGACATACAAATTTGCTTTTGAAAAGAGAGATTGTACAAGAATTGATAAACTGAATAAACTTACAAATGCAGAAACATTTTATGATGAAGTTCGTAAACTTGTTAAGAATGTAAAGAGTGACCACGGAATTAAAAGCTGGCAAGCTTTGGCAGATCAGAGATATGCGGAACTTATTACAGGTTGCGAAGACGTTAGAATGGATATTGATTATGTGGATGGAAAATTTCATGAAAGATATTTTGATACAAATGGAAATGAAGTATTTGTGACAACATAAGGAAGCGATGTAAATGGAAGGTAATTATATTATAGTTGATTTTAATGGCACAACTCATGTATTAATATTGACAAAGACCAAAGAATTCTTGGAAAGTGTAAAACCAAAGGACTGTCCATTTTATGATTATTCAATGTTTAATCTGTTAAGCGATTGGATACAGATGTACTCATGGCAAATGGAAAGAAATAAAAGAATTCCACTTGTAGAATTTGTAAAAGAAATAAGAACAGACGGAACACAGATTTATAAGGATTCAATGATAAATATTTTGGAATTATAGATTGCATGATACCTAATGAAAGAACGATTTCAAGAACAGAAGATGGAGAAATGCATAAATAGAAAGGAATAAAAATATGGAAGAAAAGGATATGAGAATTTGTCCAGTGTGTGGAAAAGAAGTAGAAAGAAATGATATGAATTTTACAAGAGACTGTCACGGAATTACTTTTAGATTGGTGTGCTATGGTTGTTGGGAGAAATTAATGGAAAAAGGATATGATGGTCAATATTATAGTGAAGCAGATGAATGTATTGATGAAGACTATTAAGGAGTGGAATTAATATGATGACAAGAGAAAGATTTGCAGAAACAAATTGGAAAATGACTTATGAACAGTATCAGAAGTGTGATTGCACAGAATGCAAAAGAGAAAATTGTATTCACAGAGATACATATAGAAGACTGCCAGAAATTGATGGTGGACTTAACTTATGTCCGAATTTAAAAGGAGAATGATAAAGGGACAAGAGAATTATTAGAAAAAAGAATAAGAAGACATGAAAAGGATATTGCAGAATATGTAAGTAGTGATTCATTTCAGATGATATTAAATTATTATAATATATAAACAAGAAATTCGCATTTACGATGACATATGAAAATGGAGGAAAATAGACATGTTTTATAAATATAAGTGTGGAAATGAAATAATTAGAGTGTTTGTATGGAATGATGATTTTCATAATGAAGTATCAGTTGAAGATACAAAAACACAAAAATCATATGATCGTACAATCAGAGAAGATGAAAATGGAAAATTCTTTACTTGGAATCGCAACACAATTTATCTCAATGATTGGATTAAGATCTCTATGAAAGAATTAAAAGAGAAAATTGAAAATGGAGAACGGATTACTTCAGATGATTTATGCCAAGCTATCATGACCGACGGGGTTGAAAACGTGCGATTTATTGCTCCGTTGAATATAAGATGTGGTTTTGGATTTTTCTTAAATGGAAACGAATTTAAAGACACATTATGCAAGGTGGAAGAAAGATGGAATAGAGAAATTAAACAGAACTACAAAATTGTTCTTATACCTGTTGAATCAGATGACAGTGTTGCAAATAGTGCCGATTATTATACAGAGGATTTTGTTTCATTGATTAAATGTGGGAATATTAAAATTGCAGAGACACAGAAACTTATTCATCAAGAACAATCAAATGAAGATTATTTTGAAGGTGTAAATGATTATTTTGACGGAACAATGGGCGTTTAAAACTCGCATTTCAACAGAAAGGACGATAAAGATATGACATATGTAAAAAATAAAAACGGGTTTGAAATTGGTGATTGGGCAACTACAATAAAAAAGGTTGATAGTTGTGCAGGCTATTTCGAAAAAGGAACAAAAGTTAAAGTGATTGGAAAATCATACAGAGGATATGATTTGGAAGATGAATATGGAAATAGGGTAATTGAAACAGGATATGACAGTATCGGTTGAAACTAAGATTTTAAAAGGAGTAAAGAAAATGAGAGATTTAAGACCAGGTGATGTAGTTCATTGCCAAGGAATTGTATGTACAATTAAAGAGATTGCATGGCAGGAGCCGTGGGAATGGAGAAAAGCGTATTACTTAGAGTTTCGTGATACAAACGGAGTTTATAGGTCATGGAAACAGAATTACGATGGCGGATTTGCGGATCTGATGGAAATAGAAGCAGAATGATTGTGTGAGAGAAGGAAAATAATATGAGATATCTAACATTTTATTCAGAATATCCGATTTATGAACCAGCAGAAGGTGGTTATTATTATGCTGGAAATGAGGTTACTAAGTCAAATCGAATGTCTAAGCGGAAATGTAGAACTGAATTTGAAAAGATCTGGAAGGAATGCTTGAAAGAAAACAGAGAAAATGGATTTAAAGATGATCTATCAAATTATAAAGAGATCACGCAATTTTATATTTATCCATGGATTCGTTTAGGAGATACAGAAATTTGCAGAGAAGGATATTTAATAGGTGAAGGTGAAAGTATTGTAATTGAACGGAAACTTGGAAGTCAAAGAAAAGGATGGGAGCTTTATTGTTAAGAAATAGCAATTTCAAAGGGAGGTAATACATGAAAAAATATTATTCGATAGAAGAAGCAGTCAACAATGTTTCTGAAAAATTTAAGCTTGGCTTAAAAGATGCAAACGAAATGGATGATAAGGAATTCGATAATGCGAGTGAATACATATTAAAATATGTGAGATTCGTAAGCCATCCGGATTATATTCAGCTTGTACCGCAATCACTCGAGACTGATGAATACATTTTATGACATAGAACGGAGAATAACATAACGAGATAGATAAAAGCAGAGAACGCCATCTCTGCTTTTTCTATAAATACATACAAGGAGGTGTGTAGCTATGCCGTACATGAAATACGGAAACTGGTATATCCCAGGATGCAGCATTGCTTTTCCAACAGAACGAGAAGCCTGGGAATATATTGAAGGCTAACAACAATGGGGCAATGGAAATTCCATGTAAGTCCCCAATTCCTTGAATAGTTATTATAACAGAAAGTGAGAGAGATGTAAATGAATAAAACAGAATGTGAAAATTGTAAAAGAGTTATGGAAGAAGGAATTCGAAATGCAAATCAGGCGATTAAAGAATTTACAGAAGCAAATAAAACCGATAACAGAGTGCATTTTGAAACTTTACGGATGAAAGCTGAAAATCATAGAGGATATGCAGAAGGTATTCTTCAGGCACTTGTATGTATTGGTTTTAAGCATAATCGGATGAGAGAATTAGAAGATTTACTCGGAATTTAGGAGGAACGGAAATGGAACATTGGGAAAATGACTATGAAGACAAAATCTTATCATATCAGGAAAGTGAAACAGATGAATGTGGCAGCTGTG